AAGAAAAATACTACTATACAAAAGAAAATTTTACTGACGAATTATTTTTTTGGAGAAAAAAAGAATAAAATTTTTATATAAGTGGAGGGGTTTATTATGAAAAGATTAATAATGGTGTTATTTCTAGTTTTATCTATTGGGGTTTTGGCTGAAATTGTATATATTACACCTACTGGAAAGAAGTATCACCCAACTAAGACTTGTAGAGGTTTAAGAAAAGCCAAAAAGATTATAGCTATTGAAAAATCTGAGGCAATAAAGAGAGGTTATAAGCCGTGCAAAATAGGATACTAATTATATTATTATTATCTTTTGTTTTTGTTTCTTGTAAAGAAGACGAAGGTAATAACGAAAATTATGTTGATTATTATGAATTTAAAGACTTGAAAGATGAAGTTGAAAATTTTAAAAAAGAAAATGAAGAATTAAAATATAAGATTGATGAATTAGAAGACAAAAATCAAGAATTAGAAAGTGAAATTGAAGATATAAAGGACTATTTAAACGTTATTTAAGAAAGAGAGATTTATTCTCTCTTATTTTTTTCTTGACTTTGTAAAGCAATTGCATTATAATACAATCAAGATGAAGAATAGATGAAATTAAATTTTTTTAGACTATATGTAAAGCATTTGCAAAACATTATAAGGAGGAATATATGAAAAACTTCACACTAGAATTTGCAGACCATCAATGGATTATGTATTCAGAATATAAAGATTTGTACGGGAGTGAAATAGACAACTATTTCAAACTTCCAGACCTAGCATATTTAGAAGATGAATACACTTCCATAAATGCTTACTGGGATAATTCAGAAGAACAAGGTTATATAGATGTAGAGATAACAGCTGTCCATTCTGATAGCACTTATCCTTTTAAAACTAAATACTATGATTTTTCTAAGTTCTTGAAAGATTTAAAAGACTTAGAAAATGAAATAGAAATAGATAAGTTGAATGTGAATGATTGGGAATATGAAAAAAGCCACCCCTACACAAGTAGAGGGTTATCAATAAGAGATTTTATATAAGGGAGTGTAAAAGCTCCCTCTAAGGAGGAGAAATGGAAGAATTATTTTTTAAAGATAAAGTGAGTGCAAAAATATTTTATTTAACACAATTAAGTGGAGAAATACAAATGAAATTCTTAGGAATTACTATGGCACATTATACTAATAAAAAACTAGCTGAAAAATGGAAAGATGAGCAATTAAAAGTCTTAGAAAATTGTGAACACGGTTTTAAAGACTTAGCTATTGAACAAATAAATAAAATTTACAAAGGAATGGGAGGGAAAATATAAATGGAATACATAGATAGCAAGAAATTAAAAGAAGAAATAAAAAATAAAATAGATGAAGAAGAAAAAGCAGATTATCACAAAGATATAGTAAGAATTGGAATGAATGGTGGATTAAGATTAGCATTACAAATAATTGAAAGAATGGAAAAATAGGAGGGAAAAATGCACTGTAAACAATTAAAAAAATACTGGAATAAAATACCTTTTCCAACTGGAATAACACTTATGGAAGCTGTGGAAATAATAGAAAGATATATAGAAATGGAGGGAAAAAATGAAAAAGAAATTGAGAGAGCTTAGAAAGAAAAGAGATTTTGTAAGACACTATAAAGGAGGCTTTTCTATAAGTGTAGTAGAAAAAGGATTAACTTCCGTCTTTAAAAGAAAAAGTGTAGATGTAAAATTAAAGACACATTATATGGGAAAATACAGAAATGTAAATAGATTAAAACATCATTTAAGTTTAGTATTAAAAGCTAAATCAAAGAAAAGAGCTGGTAAAAATGTCATATAATGAAGATTTTAAAAAGGCAAGTTTCAAAGATGTAATCAAATTTAAGTTTAAATGGATAGTTACTAAAGTTATATGGATAGTTAAAATTATTTGGAAATGTGTTAATTATCCATTTGATAGATTAGAAGAAAAGATGTAGGAGGGAACATGAAAACTATAAATATAAAAGGTAAAAACTATGTTCCAGTCGTTGAAAGACTGAAAGAATTTAGAACTTTAGAAAAATTTAAAAATTGGAGTTTAGAAACTGAATGGCTTTCAATAACTCAAGAAGTTGCAACTTGTAGAGTAATAATAAGAGATGAAAACGGAGTTTTAAAATCTACTGGAACAGCTATGGAGTTAAGAGATGAAAAAAGTTCTCTTGTAAATAAAACTTCTCATGTAGAAAATGCAGAAACCTCGGCAGTAGGTAGAGCATTAGGAAATTTAGGAATTGGACTTGATGGAGATGAAGTTGCTTCTTATGAAGAAGTTTCAAGAGCTAAAAAGCAACAATTAATTAACTCTATTAATTCAATGGTAGATGAAAGAAATAGAAATGAATATGAAAGAGAATATAAATTATCTGAAATTGGAATGATGAGTATAGAAGATTTAGAAGTTCTTGAAAATCAATTAAAAATAAATCAAAAAACTTTACTATGTGAAGCTATTACAAATATAGCAACAAATGAGGATATGCAAGGTATTTTAAAGAAATATAAAACTAAAAATCTTGGAAGTTTAGATTTAAAAGACTTGCAAACAACTCACGATATTTTAGTTAAGTTCAATCAAAAATGCACTCAAAAAGAATTGGAAGATTTGGGAGTGCTTTGTAAATTTGTTGATATAGATATGGAAAATTATGTAAAAGAACATTATAAGAAAGATGTTAAAGAATTAACAAAAAGAGAATATTCACAAATGAAAAAGAAGTTAAATAGCTAGAAACAAGACTTGTTGAAAATAAAAATTTAAAGATAGGATAGGAGGATAAAAGAATGAATAAAGAAGAACAAAACTTAAAAGATGAAATTATAAATGAAATGGTTAAAACAGTTGAAGGTTTTGTAAAAAGAACAATAGAACAAATTACATTTGATGAATATTTAAAAATAGCTGAGGATTATGTCAATAACAAACCTTATAATCTTGAAAATAATTTAACTATGATAGGGTTTGCTGTTGAAACAAACAGAATCTGTAACTCAGTAAAAGATGAAAAATTAAGAATAGAAATGGAAGAAAAAGGTCAAGCTGTATGGGATAAATGGTATAACAAAATACATACAATAATAGATGACCTTGATGAAGTAAAGAGAGTAAAAAAAGAAATAGAAGAAAAAAGTAAAAATTAAGGAGTAGTTAAATGGAGAAATTAGGATACACAAGACAGACACAAAAATTAATATATTGGTTGCTTGATGACTTTGCTAACTTTTGGCAAGGGAATGAAGCAGGAGCAAGACCATCATTTATAGAATTAGCTTATACAAAGGAAGTTATGAAAGCTAAATTTGTAAAAGTTTATGATGGATTTGATACTGTTAAAAATGCTCAGGCGTTCCTAATTTCTTCTTTAATAAACAAGGATAATCTAACAGTGGAAGAACTAACAGAAAGCGTTTTAAAAGCATTACAGAGCCTAGCAATTCAAAATGGAGGCTTTAGCTTATCATTGAATGCTTTAACTCAGAAGCAAGCCAATGATTTCGTTAAATGGCTTTTTGAAATGGCTATCTATTGGGAGATACCACTTAGGCAAGAGATTAGAGATTTGTTTGCAGAGGATTATCAAGATACTTTTATTTATGTAACTTTAAAGAAAAAGATTTGTTGTATCTGTGGGAAGCCAGGAGAGCTACAACATTTTGATAGAGTTGGAAGCTCGGGCTATAAATCAGATACAGGGCTAAATTATAGGGTGATGTGCTTATGTAGAGAGCACCACGATGAAGCTGATAACTGTATCAGTAGAATTGATTTTATGAAGAAATATCATCTTGCTGGGATATATTTAAGTCCAGAACAAGTGAAAGAATTGAAAGGAATATATAAAGGGCATTTTAAAGCATTTAAGGAGGAGTAAATGAATTCTATTAGAGCGTTATTTTCAAGTAGACAAACAGAATTGATTAATCTAAAAAACATCGAAGGAGCAGTAATAAGAGAAAAAGAAATCATAATTGTAGGAGTAACTGGGAGAGAATATTATTATTCAGATGACCCTAAAATGAGAAATTACATAATAAATTTTAGCGAAGTGGAACAAATTCTTTTAAATTTTTTTAAGGAATAACGACTATTTCTATTTTGGAAACAGTCGGAAAATACAGAGGTTAATATGAATAAAGATATGGAAATTTTTTATAAAAAAGCATTAAAGAAAATATTAAACTTTAAAGCTAGTGAATTGAGCACAGAAGAATTTAGCAAACTAAAACTGTACTCAGAGAAATTAGAAGTTTATAGATTTGTGAGGAGGAGAAAATGATAAAAGTTTTAGAATTATTTGGGGGTATTGGAGCACCAAGAAAAGCACTTATAAATTTAGGAATATCTCATAAATCAATAGACTATGTTGAAATAGATGAAAAAGCAGTAAGAAGTTATAATGCAATGTTTCACGAGCTAGATGAAAGAAGACCAGATACAGTTGTGGGTTGGAATTTGTGCCCTGATGTACTGATACATGGTAGTCCTTGTCAAGATTTCAGTATTGCAGGAAAACAAAATGGTGCAGATGCAGAAAGTAAAACAAGAAGTTCATTAATGTGGGAAACGATAAAAATAATAAAAAATATGGGAGTTTGGAAACCAAGAATTGTTATTTGGGAAAATGTTAAAAATGTATTATCTAAACACATGATACATAACTTTAATAAGTATCTTGAAGAAATGGAAAAATTAGGTTATATAAATAAATTTGGTATTCTAAATGCTAAAGATTTTGGAATACCACAGCATCGTGAAAGGGTATTTACTATATCTATTCTTGGTGATAATAAATTTAATTTTTTAGCTTTAGAAAAAAAAGAAATGAAACATATAAGAGAATACTTGACAAATGATTATAGTAAAAAACACTTAGTCACTCAACCAAGTATGTTAAATAAAATAAATAAACCAGGAACATTTGGTTTATTTATAATTGATAACCACTGTAAAACTATAACAACTAAGCAACTTAGATGTCCAAATGCAGGGATTATAGATATAGGAAATGGACAGTATAGGTATTTAACAGAATTAGAATGTTGGAGATTAATGGGATTTGATGATGAAGATTTTAAAAAAGTAGCTAAACAACATAAATTAAATAAAGAACAAATGAATGGAGCTTTGTACAAACAAGCAGGTAATAGTATTTGCGTCCCTGTTTTAGAAGCAATTTTTAAAGAATTATTTAAGTAGTTTAAGAGGAGGAAGTAATGGAAAAAGAAAAGGTTTTAGAGGTAGAATTTAAAAAAGTTTGGGATAATAAATGGGCTTGGAGAGTTGTTAAAAATGATATTCCATATTCAAAAGAATTAAAAGAAATAGAATTTAAGGGAATAAAAGTTATAAATACTCACAAGAATAGTTTGTTTTTCTTAGATAGCTTTGAAGATGGATATGAACAACTAGAAGATTTTGAATTAATATTGACAGATGAAAAATTAGAAATAGAAAAGTTTATCGGATATGTTAATCAAAAATACGGAATACCTAAAAGATGGAAACCAAAACTTGAAGAAAGCTTTTTTATTGTTGAAAGAGTTAGAACTGAGGTTTCTTTTAAATGGATAGTCACAGATTTGGTTTATAAAAATGACCATTGGATTGATTTTTATGCAATAAATAGTGAAAATTGTTTTAAGACTTATGAAGAAGCTGAAAAGGTAGTTTTAAAATTAGAAGAATTGGAAAAAAACTTCTGGGCTAAGGTAAGAGCAGGAGAGATTGGAGAATGATTATTAATAACTTATCTGAAACTAAAAAATATGAAATAGTTTATGTAGACCCACCTTGGAAAAAGAAAAAAGGTGGGTTGAGAAAAAGCAGACCTAATCAAACAAGAGATTTAGATTATAAAACTCTTTCTAATGATGAAATAAAAAATATAATATCTAAAATAAAAGTTGAGGAAAAACATAACTTCTTTGTATGGACCATTGATGAATTCTTATTTGATTGTGAAAGTATGATGAAAGAATTAGGATATAGTTTACACGCTAGATTAATCTGGGATAAAGAAAATGGAGTTGCTCCCGCATTTACAGTAAGATACTCTCACGAATATCTTTTATGGTTTTATAAAAAAGGTAATATGTTAAAACCTTGTGAAAATATGAGAGGAAAACAAACAACAGTATTTAGAGAAAAAGCAACTAAACATAGTAAAAAGCCAGAAATAGCATATGAGATTTTAGAGGAATTATTCCCAGAAACTAAAAAGATTGAAATTTTTGCAAGAAATGAAAGAGTTAATTGGGATAGTTTTGGAAATGAATTAGGAGAGATTGGAGGAAGAAAATGATTAAAATAATAAAAAATAATGAAATGAATAAAAATACAAGATATAAAATTTATGCTACTAGATGTAATTGTTGTAACGGAACTGATAATACAAATGTATTAGAAATTAGAGCAGATAACTCTAATGCAGGTACGATAATCAGTATATGTGATAAATGTTTACAAGAACTAAAAAAGAAGATAGAAGATTTGGGGGTTGGAAATGTGGAGAGATAAAGAAAGCAAAAAGATAGTTTATTTGCAAGAAGTTAAATGTAGTGTTACAGATAAAAATGGAAATATTAAAAAAGTTTTTAGAGAAGATAAATTTTATAACTGTGAGTCTTGGTTATATGGAAAAGAAATGACATTAGAAGAGTTGAAAAGATTAGCATATTGGGAGGAAGAAAATGAGGGAGATTAAATTTAGAGCTTGGCTTAAAGAAAAAAAGATAATAGGGGAAGTACTAGGTATTGATATTCTCCATAAAGAAATATTTTTTTCAAATGAAGATGTTGATTGTTATGAACATACAGATTTTAAAGATATTGAACTTATGCAATATACAGGATTAAAAGATAAAAACAATAAGGAAATTTATGAGGGTGATATTGTAACTTTGCATAATAGCAAATATAAAGTTATTTTCAATACTAAAGAAGCAAGATTTGTTTTAAGAGATGATGAATTTGAATCAGAAATACCTTTTACAAACAATAATAATGAAAGAATGGAAATAATTGGAAATATTTATGAAAACCCAGAATTATTAGGAGAAAACAAATGAATACACCTGAAATGGAAAAATTAATATACTGGTATTTTAAAGATAGCAGTTTAGTGATTGTTCCGAAAATTAGTGGCAACAACTGGTGGTTTGATAGTGAAACTATGCTTTGGAAAAATATAGTAAATCATGAATGCGACATGTTAATTGTTACTAAAAATCGCTACTTAACAGAAGTTGAAATAAAAATATCTTTATCCGATTTAAAAGCTGATTTTAAAAAAGAACATCAGCACAAAGATGAAAATATTAAAAATTTCTATTATGCTTTTCCAGAAGAAATGAAAGAGAAAGCATTAGAATTAATTCCAAAAGATTGTGGTATTTTGATAGCAGTAAAAAAAGAATGTGGTATTCCATATAGAAAGATTGAATGTTATAGAAAGCCTAAAATAAATAAAGAAGCTAAACCTATAAATGATATAGTTCTCTCAAAAATTTATAGACTTGGTTATTTAAGGTATTGGAATTATAGAATGTCAGGAGGATATAATAACTAAAAATTTATGGCCAGTATTGGTATTAAAAGAAAAATAAAGGAATAGTTATGATTAAAAAATATGTTAAAAAACCTGTTGAAATAGAAGCAATACAATTAAAAGAGGATAATATAATTGAAGTAATAAAATTCTTGGGTGTATCCCATTATTATTGCCCGTGGCGTGAAGATGAAGAAAAAGCAATAAAAAGAGTTTTAGAAGAAAGATATGTTTTTTTTGAAACCTATGACAAATATGGAGAAGCTACTGAAGAAGTATATTTTGGAAAGTATGTAGTAAAAGATGAGTATTCTGAATATAGAGTGTTTGATGAAGATGAATTTAAAGAATTATATGAGGAAGTGAGATAATGGAATTTAAAAGACCAGAAAATTTTGAGGATATATTAAAATTACAAAAGCATTTAGATAAAAGTTTGAATAATGTTAGACCTAGATGTTTAAGAGATATTAAAATGTCTCTTATTGCAGAATGTGTGGAGTTCAATGAAGAAACAAAAGAAAGCCACAAGACTTGGAAAACTAAGGAATATAACAAATCTATGGAGCTGGAAGAACTAACAGATATTTATTTCTTCTTTGCTCAAATGATTAATTTTAATGATGATACAGTTAATAACTATGGCAGAATAAAACATTTAATAGCAGTAGATTTTAATGGTTGGCAAATCAAAGATTATGGCTCACAGGTACTGCCAACATTAAATTTAATAGCTAACATCATTAATGACAATGTTTTATATGCTATTGATAATTTAATAGAGATGGCACAAAAGTTAGGATACAGCAAAGATGACATATTAAACTGCTACTGGGAAAAGTGGCAAAAGAATATGAAAAGAATAGGTAAGGAGTGGAATTAGTATGAGTTGTAAATATGAGGTTTTATTTAAAGGAAATCAAAAGGATAATGTTGTTATTTATTTATACAACAACAGAAATTCCTACGAACTTTCAGAAACTCTTAAAACTGTATCTGAAATAGCATTTGAAACCGATTTCTTTTTGAAAGAAATTAAACCGATTCAAGCAGAAAATGGATTTAAATTAGTACTTGTCTACGAAAATAAAAAATTAACTCAATCAAAAAGTGAAATAGAAGAATTAACAACAACTATAAAAATCTTAAAAAATGAAATAGATAATATATACAAAATGTTTGGCAATGTAGTGAAAGAAATAGATGAATTGAAAGTTGAAAAAAATAAGGAGAAAGAAAATGGATAACTTAACATATAATGCTGCTGATATTGCTAGAATGTTAAATCGTTCTCCAGCAACTGCATATAGAATAATTAGACAAATTAATTTAGAACATTGTAAGGAAAATAAATTAAAAATAAAAAGTATGGGCAGTGGTAGAGTTAGTAAAGAACTTTTCCACAAATATTATCCAGGAATAAAAATTTAATTTACTTTTAATAAATGAGAGAGTAATATATATCTGCTCTCTCTTTTTTAAAGGAGGATTTATGAAAAATGAAAACGGGAGTGGCAGTGTATATAAACTAAAAGGAAAAAGAAAGAGGTGTTGGATAGCAAGAGTTACTATTGGATTTGAAGGAGGAAAGCAAAAAAGAAAAGTTATAGGAACATATGAAACTAGAAAAGAAGCACAGACAGAATTGTTAGGATATTTAAATAACCCAATTCTTTATAGTGGAAAAACTTTTAAAGATGTAAAAGATTTATGGTATTCTAATTATTCAAAAACAGTATCTAATGTTACTTTAAGAAATGTAAATAATCAATTAAAAAAATTAGAAGTATTTAACGATGTTAAGATTAAAGACTTGAAATTATATACATTACAAAAGTTTTTTGATGATTTAGATGGTGCTTATGGCTCAAAATTATATCTTAGAAGTGCATTAAATATGATTTTTGAATTTGCTTTAAAAAATGAGTTTATAGAAACTAATCGGATCAAATTTATTGAATTAGGAAAAAATGAAAAAATTGTTGAAAGAAAAATTTTTACAACTGATGAAATAAATGTCTTATTTGATAATCTAAATTCAGAAAATAGATATATCAAAAAAATGTCTTATGCAACTTTAATATTAATTTACACAGGACTTAGAATTAGTGAATTAATGAATCTAAAAACTGAAGATGTTGATTTAGAAAGAAATGTAATTTCTGTCGTAGAAAGCAAAACAACTGCTGGTATTAGAAAAGTACCAATTTCACAAAAAGTTATACATTTATTTAA